TCGGCGTGGCTAGGTCTTCCTTGTTTAAGTGGGCAGAAGAGCATCCTGAGTTTTCAGACGCCCTAAAAAGCGGGCAGGCATCTGCTGCACTGTGGTGGGAAAAGACGCTTCGCAAGGTTGCGTTGACTGGCGATGGCAACGCATCTGCGGCAATCTTCGGCGTTAAGAACAGGTCAAGCGAAGAGTGGAAAGATAAGCGTGACTCTGAGATTGAAGGTCAGGACGCCAGCCCTGTACGGGTAATCATTCAGGTCGAAGATGCAAGTAACCGCGAAAGCTAACAGGCCGCAGGGCCAATTCCTTGCGATGCCTCACAAGTTCCGCGCATTCGTCGCGGGGTTTGGTTCTGGCAAAACCTGGGTCGGGTCAATGGCGCAATGCCTTCACTACTGGGAGCATCCTGGGATAAACCAAGGATACTTTGCCCCTACCTACCCTCAGATACGCGATATTTTTTATCCAACTATTGAAGAGGTGGCCTTTCAGATGGGTCAACGCGTAGAAGTGCGCGAGGGCAATAAAGAAGTTCACTTTTACAGTGGTGCGCAATACCGAGGCACGACTATTTGCCGCTCTATGGAGCGACCGGAAACCATCGTAGGCTTTAAGATTGGTAACGCTCTAGTGGATGAGCTAGACGTTATGAAAGCCGACAAGGCAGAGGCGGCTTGGCGCAAGATCATTGCGCGTATGCGGTACAACCAAGACGGTCTGCGCAACGGCATTGACGTGACTACAACGCCAGAGGGCTTCAAATTCACGCATAAGATGTTTGTTGTTGCGTGCAATGATCGACCCGAGATCGCGCAGCGCTATGGAATGATCCAAGCCAGTACCTATGACAATGCTCGCAACCTGCCAGCTGACTACATCCCGTCACTTGTCGAGACATACCCTGAACAGCTGATTGACGCATATCTGCGCGGCCAGTTTGTAAACCTGACAAGCGGAACGGTGTATCGCAATTATGACCGGGTGAAATGTCGATCTACTGAGACAATCCAAAAAGGCGAGCCGCTATTTATTGGTATGGACTTCAACGTGCAGCGCATGGCGGCAACTGTTTACGTTATGCGAGCAGACACCTGGCACGCGGTGGCTGAACTTAAAGACATTCTGGACACGCCGGATATGATTCGCGTGATTAAGGAGCGCTGGCAAGATGCTGGCCACCGGATTGTGGTATACCCAGACGCCAGCGGCGGAAGTCGCAAGTCGGTAGATGCCAGCAGCTCCGATATAGCATTGTTGCAACAGGCGCGATTTGAGGTCAGGGCAAAGGCGAATAACCCAGCAGTAAAGGATCGCGTTTTGTCGGTAAATGCTGCACTAAACAAAGGTCGCCTTTTTATCAATGACAAACTATGCCCAGTGACTGCGCGCTGCCTTGAGCAGCAGGCATACGACAGCAACGGCGAACCTGACAAGACCAGCGGCAACGACCACCAGAACGACGCGACCGGTTATCCAATCGCCTATGAGATGCCTATCAGTAAGCCTTTGCTTTCTGCGCCTGTGCGGTTCAATTTCTAGCGGCTGCCGTATTTCTGGCATACTATGTGCATAACCAACGAGCTAGGGCCGTAAAATGCCGATCACATCCGTTCACCCACAATACAGCGTAAATACAGACCGATGGCTAAAGAATCGAGCAGCATGCGCTGGCCAAGACGAGGTTAAACGCTTGGCTACCTTATTTCTGCCCGACGACAACGAAACCGACCGCAGCGAAACCGCACGCCAGCGGTACAATCGCTACCTTCTGCGCGCTACTTGGATGCCGGTGTCTGGCTACACCAAGCAAGGGCTTATCGGAATGGTCATGCGCCGCGCCCCAGAAGTGGTTCTGCCCGCCCAGATCGAGTACACCCTAGAGAACGCAGACGGCGCCGGCCTGAGTCTTGATCAGGTAGCCAAGCAGGTGCTAGCCGAGGTGATAGAGGTCGGGCGCGTTGGCTTGATGGTCGATTACCCCGCTGCGCCTGTAGGCCTATCCGCTGAACAGGTAGCCGCGCTTGGCCTGGCTGCCAAGGTTACGCTTTACCGGGCCGAGGCTATCGACAACTGGCGCATTCAGAACATCGGCGGTGCGCTGCGCCTAACCATGGTCAAGCTGTGCGAGATGGCCAGCGTTGAAAAAGACGACTACATGCTGGACTACGAAAAGCGATACCGGGTGCTAAAGCTGGTCGATGGCGTATACACCCAAACGCTTTACGACGAGGCAGACAACCAGATTGGCGACGTGATCGTTCCGCGCCAAGCTAACGGCCAGCCGTGGGGTCACATCCCCTTCCACATCGTCGGCGCCACTACGAACAACCCGGAGATCGACCAGGCGCTAATCAGCGGCATCGTTGACCTGAACACCAGTCATTATCAGATGAGCGCAGACAGCGCCAAGAATCTGCACATCCATAGCGGCGGCACGTTGGTGATTAGCTCCGACATGAGCAACGAGCAGTGGCAGGCGTACAACCCGCAAGGCGTCACCGTTGGCGCAGACCAGGGGCTTTTCCTTGGCCAGCAAGGCAGCGCGCAACTGTTGCAGCTAGACCCGGCGCAAGCGGTGGAAGCCAAGCTGACCAGCATTGAAACCCAGATGGTTGCCGTTGGCGCGCACCTGATTAGCGACCGCACCCGCACCGATACCGCAGAGGCCGCACGGATTGACGCAGCCGGCAAGGCGTCAGCGCTGTCTACGGCTGTTGGTAACGTATCGGAAGGCATCGAAGCAGCGTTGGAGGATATGACCCGCTTTATGGGTGGCGAGGCCGAGGAAGTGCGCTTTCAGCTCAACCAGCAGTTCTACCCGGAAAACGTGGACGCACAAACCGTCATGGCCATGATCCAGCTACTTGACCGCCAGGTGATCGCAGTCAAGGACGTGCGCAGCAAGTTGCGCGGCGGTGGTTTGATCGCGCAAAACCGCACAGACGAGGACATTGACGACGAAACCGATGCAGTCGGCTTTGACCTTGGCAGCGTTGCGCTTGATGACGAGCTGGAAGCATGAGCGCCGATAGCCGGCTTTTAGACCAGTTCACACGCCGCCAGATATTCAACCAGCGGTTTGCGGCTGGTCTTTCGCGTAAGTCGCTGCCGTACATGCGCCAGATGGCCGTAGAGATTCAGGCCGCGCTGCTGGTCGCCGATCTTGATTCAGGTGATGCGGTCAAGCTGGCCGCCGCGCTCACTGCCGTGCAGGCCGCGACCATCGAAGTGACCGAGCGCATGTTGCTCGCCATCATGCGCGAGCTGTTGGACTTTGCTGACGCTGAAAGCGCGTTCACCCGCCTGGCACTGCAAGGTGCCACCGATGCCCGTGTTGATCGCGCCAGCAAGGCCGCCGTGCATAAGGGCGTGCGCGGTGGAAAGCTGAGCCTGCAAAGCGGCAAGACGCTGCAAAAGGTCGCCATTCCGCAGATGTTCCGAATCTTCGCCAATGGCGTGGCGCTGGAGGTCGGCACAAGCGTGCAGGCTGGCCTAGTCGAGAAGAAAGCCGCCTCGGACATCATTCGGCAGGCCGGGACGCTGATCAACACGCGAACCAAGGCGCAGCAGGACACGCTTATTCGCACGTCCGTAAACCATGCCGGCGCTGTGGCCAGGGATGAAACGTATGTGGCGAACAAGGGCATTGTAGAGGCTGAGAAATTCGTCGCAGTGCTGGACGGCAACACGACAATTACATGTGCATCACTAGATGGCACGATTCATGCAATAGGCGAAGGCCCGCACCCGGCGCTGCACTGGGGCTGCCGGTCTATCCGTGTCCCGTTGGTGCAGCAGGGCGTGGCGCTTGACCTACCAGGCGGGCGCAGGACTGCCGAGGGCGTGCGACCCGTTAGCGCCAGGCTGACGTATGGTGGGTGGCTCAAGAAGCAACCGGAGGCCGTGCAGGACGAGGTGCTGGGTGTTGAGCGGGCAAATCTGTTCAGGTCTGGCCAAGTGAGCATCCAGCGCTTTACCGACGACACCGGCAAGGTCTACACGCTGGAAGAACTGAAAAAGCGCGAAGGGCTTGCGCTTGATTAGTTGGCACGGTAGTTGCAAAGGTGCCGATGCTGGCTTATTCTTTGCTTGACCGCCCTGTGGGCATACCTATGGAGTCCAGTTCGTGACTGACGAAAACCTGCAACACCAAGAGAACCAAGAAGACGCCGCTGTACTGAAAGCTGAGATTGAGCGATTGCGAGAGCACAACGCCAAGCTACTGGGCGAGAAAAAAACCGTTCAGAGCCGAGCGCAAGAGCTTGAGCAGATGCAGGCGGAGGCCGAGCAAAAGCGACTTGAGGAAAAGCAGGAGTTCGAAAAACTCTGGCGGCAAGAGCAAGAGCAGCGCACCAAGGCCAGTCAGGAATTGGAGAACCTGCGCAAGCACATTGCCGATAAAGACCGCAGCGAGACCGCATTGAAGCTGGCCGCAGGACTGACCCGCGACAGCGCACGCGCTGAGCTGCTGAAAAAAGAGGCGCTGGCCTTCATCCAGCACACGCCGGATGGCGTGAAGATTCAAGGCCCGGATGGGGATATGACTGTTGAGCAGCTTTCCACCTACCTGGCCAAGCAATTCCCGTTCCTTGTGGACGGCAATCAAGCAAGCGGGGGCGGTGCACCCGGTGGTTTATCTGGCGGCGGTGCCGCGAAGGGAAATATGGGCGGCTCCCGAGAGGAACGCCAAGCGGCTATCGCAGCACGGTTCAACCTACCCAAATAACTGAGGTGACAAAATGTCTCTTTCGCAAATGCAGGTCTTCAACGAATACATCATGCCCGCCACCATTGAAACCCTCGGCCAGATGGTCGAAAAGTTCAATGACGCGAGCAATGGTTCCATCCGACTGACCACCGACGGCTTTACAGGCGACTTCCTGCAAGAGTCGTTCTTCGCGGCAATTCACAGCGCACAGCGCCGTGTAGACCGCTACGCCGCACAAGGCGTCGCCGCTGCTACCGACCTGACCCAGCTCAAGCACAGCACCGTTAAGGTTGCCGGCGGCTTTGGCCCGATTCGCTATGAGCCGAGCCAAATGACATGGCTGGACAAGCCGACCACCGAAGGCATCGAAGTTGCCAGCCGCAACTTTGCCGAAGCCCTGATGAAAGATCAGCTCAACACCGCAATCGCTGCGCTGGTTGCTGCTATCTCCAACCAGGCCGCCGCCACCAATGACGTATCGGCAGACGCCGGCATCAACTACAACACCATGAACGGCGCGCATGCCAAGTTTGGCGACCGCTCCGGCGAGCTGGTTGCCCAGATCATGACCGGAGCTGTCTATCACAAGCTGATCGGTGCCAACCTGACCAACGCCCCGCAGCTGTTCCAGGCTCAGGGCGTGCGCGTTGTGGACATCCTCGGCAAGGCGGTAATTGTGACCGACGCGCCTGGGCTGTATCTGGCCGGCACCCCGAACAAGGACTTTGTTCTGTCCCTGGCCACTGATGCCGCCATTATCTCCAACGCTGGCGACCTGATCAGTAACATTGAAACCAAGAACGGCCAGACCCGTATTGAGACCACCATGCAGGTTGACTACTCTTTCGGCTTGGGCCTCAAGGGCTACTCCTGGGACGAAGCGAATGGCGGCAAGTCTCCGACCGACGCCGAACTGGCTACCGGCGCCAACTGGGAAAAGGTGGCCACCGACATTAAGCACACCGCAGGCGTGGTGACCATTGGCGACGCTGCCAAGGCTTAATGAGTGAGGAATAAAGGGGGCGGCTTATGTCGCCCCTTTTACTATCCGAGGAATGAAATATGAGCAAGATCGCATATGAGCCACACCCCGTAACGCCAGAGCGCAAGGCCGAACTGGTGGCCCAAGGCTTCCAGATTATTGACGCACGCTTTAAGCCTGCCGACGCCGAGCCGGTCAAGGCCGAGACAGTACCAGCGCCGCGGCGCCGCAGCCGCAAGGGGTAGGACATGACTGACAACGGAACGCCAGGCGCAGACGCCTGGACGAGTAAAACGCCGGGGCTTCGCCGCCTACGGGTAGACCCAGGCCAGACAGGCTTCTTCGAAGGCCGCGAGTTCCGCACGTTTTTTGAGTACAGCGTACCGGCTGGGCAGTCGGTCTACCTGCGTGCAACCGTGCCACTTAACATCATTCTGTTTTCCACCTCGCTGACCCTGGACGCCGGCAAATTGCGCATGACCCTGCGCGCTGGCGGCACTGAGGGCGGCACATGGT